TCGAAGAGGCCACTGTTGCGAGTGGGAACTTCAACATCGGAGACAGTTCACGCAGCGTGAGAACGGTTTCGTCGTACTGGCCAACATAGGCTTCGCCAAGACCGGGAAGGGACTCGTTGCCGTCTTTGAAAACTGTCGATGAACCGCTGGAAGCAACCTCTGCAATCAGGTACTTAGTGCCAGCAATCCCGTCTTCATAACGAGTTCTATAGATGCGATAACCTGTGGCCAGATCATTCCCGCTGACTGCGCCGCGAGTAATGGTGACTGTGACTTCGGCAGAACCAGCGGCTGCAACAACTGCGGTTGCATTACCTACGGCTGCATCAGACTCGCCGTTGCGAGAAATAGCAGTTACCGAATATGTGTAGGACGCATATTCAGCAGCAAGAAAACCACGACTCGTTGAAACAGCGCCAACCGTTACGGCTGCGAGTGCAGGCTTGGTGGGAACAGAAGAGTTTTCAGCGGTCGTAGGAGCCGTTTTGTCGATTCTCAAGAACACGTTTGGCTTTAGAACGATTTTACCACCGGAAGTTTTCACTATGCGGCTGTCAAAACCAGTTTCGTTTGCATCGGCCCCACCGATCGGATAACGACCTTTGGAGAAGAAACCAACGTTATAGTCGCGATGAGCCGAGTGCGGCAGATAGCAAGCGGTCGGAAAATAATGGTTGTCCAAAAGAATCCGAGATGCTTCTGCAAAAATGCCTTCGGTAAGAGGCGCACCGCGCATGTCGATGACATGTTCGTTGCTTGTTGACGGCTGAAGATCGCCACCAGTGGTGGAATCAGCATAACCGGCAATCGCCTGAGTTTTCAAACCGTCAAACGCCTGGGTAACAATCGTGCTGTTCGCATTGAACAGGGACTCTTCCATCTGGCGAAGCATCCACATTGCACCGTTTTTTGTCTCAAGGGCAACAACGTTGCCATGAGCAGGTTTAACGAGCAACATCGGGTGACTGACTTCTCGTGTCGTTCCCATGAACTTGACGAACTGCACTTTACGAGTGTAAGTGCTATCTTCAGTCCTGGGCAATCCGCCTTCAGAAATGAAGAATCCACCCTTGCCACCGTATTTCGAGAGTAGGTTATACTCTTCGACAGTGTTGTAGGCTTTCGACTTGGGAATATCGTTGTAGAAAACGATATTCTTCATCAAATAGGAAACGATCTTCAACGTCGCATCAAGGCTTTCCACCCTTAACGCGCCACCGCCTGTTTGCGTTCCGGGGGTCGTGGCAATGCCCGCTTCCAACGCTTTGTTTAACTCTGCCAACTCTTGGGGACTGCTAATGCCAAAGCCGTCGCCCTGTCCTTCAAAACTTTTAGGATCGATAACTGGATACATTGCACTCCCCTTATAGGATTGTTCGGAGCAGTTTATCTGCTGCCGGTGTTACATAACCAAAGGTTTCAAAGTTGATAAGGTCGGTGTCCGACATTTTATCAGCTTTAACCAACTCAATCATCGCGTCAGAAATTGCTTTTCTGACTTCAACGCCCGACTTGTTCGCGAGGCTCTTATACATCATGCCATCGCCTTCATTTGCAGGCATTGCCACAAATGATTTCTCAATCCCAGCGGACCGAGTAACAGCTTTCGGTTTCATCGGCTCATTCTCAATCACACCGATGCGCTCGCATACGGCCTTGAGGACGATACCAACATTGCCCATCGACTTGGCAAGACCATTAACCGCATCCATAAGGTCTTCATAACGAGCGTCCTGCGCCTTGTCGCTCTTAACAACAAAGTCTCTCAGACCGTTAATCTGGCCAGCGGTGTGATCAACAAGCGACTTGAGGAAAGTTGAGACTTCAACTTTTGCTTCAACTTCATCCGGCAAATTGTCATAGAAAGATTTTTTCGACTCATTGTCGTCGTCGCCTTCCTTCTTTTCTTTTGCTTCCTTGCCTTTGCTTTCACCTGCCTCATGAGCCATGCTCTCACCTGGAGCACCCAATGAACCGTTTTCTTCTGCGGCTCCCTCGGTCGGGCCAAGATCTCCTGCCTTCGCAACATCGCCTTTTGAGAGGTCGAGTTTCGATAGGGCTTTAGAGACATCTTCTCTAGTAATCATTCGCAAACCCCCCAAAAATTATAATCTAAACTTCAACTCTGCCAACGTTGCCGTCCAAAGCGCCGCGTAATTGGTGTCGGTCACTGTCCCATCAGCGTCAAGCTTTGCAGCCAAACCTTTTAGTGCAGCAATGATCTCATCAACTTTTGTCAAAAGCGCGCTGAACGCCTTGGTTGGATCGTCTAATAGATGCTCATCACCGACCTCGTCGCTTGGCAATCTGCCAACGTCTGTCGCATCACTCATGCTTTATCTCCCTTTGAGATTAAGTGTTGAATAAAGAGGATAGCCGCTTCATCTGAAAAGTCTGGCCGCAGGTCATACAGATAATCGAATGCCTTCGAGATAGCATCAAGGTCATATCCGAATGAACGCATGACATCCTTAAGAGCTGCGTCTTTCTTCTTGTTTCGTTTCGTCTCTTCATCTTTCTCAAGCGACTCAGGCGAGAGTGCGCCACCACCAGATTGAACACCAGGGCCACCTGCTGCGCTATAGCCAGCGGTGAGAGATTTCGTCGCCAGATCTTCGTCGTAAAAGCTTTTCACCAGCGTAGACCATTGGCAATCAGTATTGACCGGAGCATTGGTTACAGCCACATTTCGGATGATAGCCTTTTCGATCACGTTATTTGATCGACGAAGAACCTTGCCCTCAATCGAAAAGCCAAGTCGTCGATCTGGCGTACCAGCCAAAGCTTTAGCAAGTTCCCAGATATCATCAGCTCGCTTTGTGCCCTTGATGATGTATCCTTCGGTGATCCAACCGTCTGTGGTCTTATCACCCTTCTTGATCTCTTTGCTGTAATACGCAGCTTCTGGATAGCCTACAACCGCACTGGTTGACTGGCTATGATTGTCGTTGAAATGGCCATGCTGAAGAAATGGATTAAAGTCCAAGCCCTTTGCTAAAACTCGCTCAGCTTGACGGTCTTCGCTTGACGTAGACATCGTGCCCCTGATTCGACGAGAATTGAATGCGTCGTCGTCTTCGCCTTTAATAAATTCAACGTCTGGAAGCCAAACATTGAACCCACCTTTGTTGATATACAAATCCATTTGCCATCCCACAAAATTAAAAGAGCGACCATGCTCTTTGCACAACCACTCCGATTTCTTATCGAGTCTTTATTGTTGTTAGAATTTAATTGTAGACTAAATCAGTTAGACATGTCTATTATTTTTCTTTGATCTCATAAGTGAATTTGGCATTTATTGATTTCAAAATACCAAAGTCAATAGGGATGTCCAGCTTGCATGACTTGCAAACCGCAAAGCATCCGTCGGCGTTCCACTTTATAATTAACGCCTTCATCCTAACTTCTTCAGCATTGCTTTTGATGATATACGCGCTGCAATTTGAACAGCGCACATCATTATTTCCGTCTTGCAAGTAAAATCCTTTCGATTTTTTCAATGCGAGATTTCTTGATATCGATCACCATGCCAGGAGTCGGAATCGTTTCGACTCTTGATTTGACAACCATCTCTGCCTTTGCGAATGTCTCACCTGGAGTATAAATCGCATCAGAATCAACCACTAGCGAAAAAGACTTCTTTGTTTTTTTCTTTTTGTCCAAAATCTCTTTTACATAAACCTGAAGCTGAACAGGGTCAATATAGTTCTTTTTGGCATAGTCCCAAGCCGATGCATCACCAGCCGCGAGAGCCTTAAAGATATCAGCAGGGGTGAGCTGTGCAGCCTCAAGCTTGTGAGCAGGGATATCGACTCCAGTTTGACCTCTCATCTGAGCATACTTCCTAATGCCTGCGACTAAAACGCCCTCCTGGAAAGCTGCTCTAATGTTCTGTTTCGGATTGCCTTGAGCATCAAATTTTAGATTGCCAAGCCCACCATATGGACTGTCATTGGCCTTCGATTTGGCGATGTAAATCCAAACAGGCATCAGATGAATCGGCAACTGAGCAGGGGGAAGCATTTTTTTGCCAGTCGTTGGATCATTCGGACATGCATCAAATATCTCTTTTGGAACCGCCAATCTTGCTCCCGCAGGAACCCAATCTGGTTTCTCACCGCCCGAAGCCACATGCTCAGACCATGATTTAAAATCACCAAAGGTCGGCATCTTATTGGGATCATAAGACTTTAAAAATGGTTTCGATCTCGCAAGCTGCTTTGCCGTATATCCACGCTTCATGCGTTCGACTTCAGCATTGACCGGAGGATTTTTTAAAATCTCATCAAGAGAAATGAAAGATCCCTTTTCAAATTCAGAGCCAACTGCCGACAAACCCCTGACTCGCTTTCCGCTCACTTCATTGTATTTCGCCAGCAATGATGCTTCGGTTAATCCAGTACCCAACTGACTTATTGCAGTTAGCATATGATGAACAACCTCTTTGCGCTCTGGTTTCAAATGCTCTTTAACGCGCTCAAATATCGCCTTCGCTCTATCGAGATAAACATTTGTTCCACCGCTTGCCTGCTCAGTCACCATCCGATCAATCGTTGCTTCGCTTGATCTGAAAGCGGGGTCTGCTGAACTTAGATCGGTTCGAGCAGCTTCCATGTGAGGACCGTGAGAATGAACCAGACTGTCACTTGGCGCACCGGGGGAACCAGGAGCGGTTGCAGCTCTATTCGCAGCTTGTTCGGCTCGCCTTGCGACCAAGGCAGGACTAGGCTTGCGAGGTGCGCTTAATGCCGCTGCCGCTTCTCTAACTGCCGCTGGCGATTCTTCGGTGATAAGCCTGTGCATATCAGGGAAACGCTCTTTCATTTCCTTCATGTCTCTCTCATGCTGGCTCAACTCTGGAGCAGGAGCAGGAGCAGGAGCAGGAGCAGGAGCAGGAGCAGGAGCAGGAGCAGGAGCCACTCTAATAGCCTCCCTAATAGACACACGCTCTACATCGCCAGGAAAGCGAACACGCTTAACAGCCATAGCTATACTCTGAAACCCATCCGGCTTGTCCGTCGATAATGGACGCATCCCTGCGCCAACACTTGGATCATTTTGCACCCAATTTTTATATCTTCCGGTTGATGGATCTCGCGATACAGCATATTTCCGGCCATTTATTTCAGTCTCAACAATATTTTTACCATTACGAGTCCAATC